TATCCAACGTAGTTATTGACCCTACTCAAGTAGTTCAAAAAAAAAAAGTAGTTGCGGATGAGGAGTTAGATGCGATTGCTGAAGAACTAATCCAACTTGGTGAAGATGCCAATGATGATTGGATTTTAATTGATGAGTACGATGTTGACTATGATGAGGATGATAGCGAAAATGAAGCTATCTCACACATCTTTGATGCCGTTGAGATTCATCAAGTGAGTACGGGAACGGCTAAGCCAAATGCGACAAGTGAGCAGGACAAAACAATAGACGAAAGAAAGTATTACACACGTTACCGTTATAGCGGAAAGCTAACCGATGTATCAAGACCTTTTTGTACTAAAATGCTACAAGCTGACAAGCTATACAGAAAGGAAGATATTTTAGCAATGGGTAACAAAGCAGTTAATCCCGGATGGGGACCAAATGGAGCAGACACTTATAGCTGTTGGTTGTATAAAGGTGGCGGTAATTGTCACCACATTTGGAAAAAGCAATTGTACATAAGTGCTAAAGGTTTTGGATTGGATTTGAATAACCCAAATGTCCGCACACAAGCGTGGGCAAAAGCTGAAAAGGCTGGGTATAAAGTCCGCAATAACTATTTAGTTGAACGCAAACCAATTGATATGCCTTACAATGGATTTCTACCCACAAATCCACGTTTCGGAAACAAATAAAAATTAAGAAAGATGCCAATACCACAAGAAATATTACTCATCAATGAGGATTATATAAAGAAGTTCACTCCGTTAACTGATGCAGTTGATCCGAACCTCATTAGACCTGCCATATATCTTGCACAAGATAAGTATTTGACCAACTTTTTGGGGACAAATTTGACGGTAAAATTGAAAGCTGATGTGAGTGGTGGCACGTTGTTGGGTGACTATGAAACATTATTGAACGAATACGTGTTAAAGGTTGTGTTATGGTGGACTATGGTAGAACTTTACCCATCACTTTTATACAAGCACGACAATGGTAACTTGGTAAGTAGACAAAGTGAGGACACAACTCCAGTCACAAAGAGTGAGATGGAGTCACTTAAAGAAGCTGCAAGGCAGAACGCACGTTGGTATACCAAAAGAATGGTTGATTATTTGTGTTTCAATTCATCTTTGTTTCCCGAGTACACCAACAACACGGACAACAACATTTCACCAGATAGAAACCCATACGGCAAGAGTAATTTTTTGGTCACTAATTCATACAAAGAATGCAGAACAAGACAAACGTTAAGAGACTTTCTCCCTCCATCGTATTAAAACGTAAGGAGTACGAAAAACTTTTGAAGCAATATCTAAAAAAACAAGAAAAAAGATGAAGGTGAAGTTGTGGTTATTGGGTATAGCAACCGTCTTTTTACCCATCAAAGAACTGATGATAACCATCGGATTTTTGGTAGCAATGGATATGGTTGTAGGCATATGGAAGGCTCTGAAATTAGGCCAAAGAATTAGGTCACGCAGGATGAGTGATACCATCACAAAAATGCTGTTGTATCAAATAGCAATCGTAAGCGGATTCTTAATTGAGACTTATATAATTGAGCAACTTATCCCCATTACAAAGTTGATAGCAACCGTGGTAGCTATCATTGAATTCAAATCAATTATAGAATCAATTGAGTCAGTAACTGGGAAAGATTTGTGGAGTAAGATAAAGACGATTATAGGTAGAAAATCAGAGGACATAACCGATGCGATGACGGATGGAAAAGATAAGTAAGTACGTAAGCTACAAAGAAGTAACGCATAGCAATCAAGCACAAGCTTTGCGCATTGGTAACGTTCCAAATGCTGAACAATTGCACAACTTAAAGCTTGTATGCACCAACATATTCGATAAAGTTCGTGAGCATTTTGGAAAACCAATTGGTATCAGTAGTGGCTTCAGAAGCATCGAATTAAATACACGTATAAATGGGAAGAAGTCCAGCCAACATATGCAAGGTAAAGCCCTCGATATCGATGGGGATATTCACGGTGGCATAAATAACAAAGAGATATTTGATTACATCAGAAATAATTGTACATTTGACCAACTGATATGGGAGTTCGGAAGTGAGAATGCACCATCTTGGGTTCACGTAAGTTTCAATAAGGATGGAAATAGAGGTCAAGTGTTACGTGCGGTCAAGAGTGGTGGACGTACCGTGTACCAACCATTCTAAAAATATATGGCAGCAGAAAGTCAAAAGACAAAAATCGCACGTGAATTGCGTGAGCGTTTCCCTGATACACCAACTTTAACATTGGCGAAGAAATTATCAAAGGAGCATTTTGAAACTTTTTTAGGAGTTGAAGATGCACGTAGTGTATTGCGTAGAATTGAAGGCAAGAATGGAGAAAGGAATCGAAAACAAATAACTGATAAGTCATTGTACAAATTAGAGGATAGACCTAAAAATCCATTCAAGTTACCAAAGTCATATGCCAAAGGAAGGAAGCACATTGACATAAAAGGAAAAAAGATTCTGATACTATCAGACATTCACATTCCTTACCATGATGTTCAGGCTTTGAATGTTGCAATCCAAAGTGGAATAGATGAGAATGTTGATACCGTTATCTTAAATGGTGATGCACTTGACTGCCATCAATTATCTGATTTTGTTAAAGACCCAAAGAAGCGAAAATTCAAGGAAGAATTGTATGCGATGCGTACTTTCATTTCTGAATTGCGACAAAATTTCCCCAACGCAGAAATCATTTACAAGGAAGGCAACCACGAAGAACGCTACTGGCGTTTTATGCGTGTGAAAGCACCTGAACTATTCGACATTGATGCATTTGATTTTGCTTCATTGTGCCACTTGGATAAACATAATGTCCAATGGATTGAAGGAAAGAATAAATTAAACGTAGGTGGATTGTCCATCTTTCACGGACACGAATTTGGAAAGCAATTTATGCCATCGGTTAACGTAGCACGTGGACTTTTCTTAAAGACAAAAGCAAATGCAATGTGTGGACACCATCACCAAACAGCAGAACATACGGAAAGGGATGTTAATGGCAAGGTGATAACGTGTTGGGGTGTCGCTTGCCTTTCAGAATTGTCCCCGGATTATAACCCGTATTCAAAATACAACCACGGATTTGCCATAATAACAAGAGGGAATGGAAAAGATTTTCACGTTAAGAACTATCGTATTCATCAAGGCCGTATCTATTAGTATCGGTATTGCTATTGGTGTGCTATTGTGCCAACCGAAACCAAGTAGGGTACAAATTGTAACCCACTCGGACACGATTACAAAATATCAAATGCGCATTGATACGCTAACCATTGAACGCACTAAACTAAAAACGATTTATGAAAAGGATATTGATACTATCTATCTTATGGATAGCACTTCCATTGATAGCGCATACACAGAGGCAATTCAAAGACTCATTGAACTCGAAGGGGCTGGATTCTTTGAGCATTGAACGCAGGTTGGTTATCTTGGGTGTAAGGTCATTGGATTATTATATTGAATTAGATAAGAATAATCGTAGCATAATTCATACATATGCACAACTTAATGAGCATAATGTGCGATATATTGCACAATTAGAGGGATTAAATAAGGGATTAAGTGAGGCATTAAATGAGGAATTAATGGCAAAAAAAAAGTGGCGCAATGCCACTCTTTTAATTACAGGTGCTAATGTGATTTCATTGGCATACTTCATCTTTAATTGATTGAATAAAATTCGAATATTCTTCCAAATTCATAATCATTGATCCAGGTGCTAATGCGCCTAACATTCTTGGGTCATCTTCATTTCTTAATCGTTCACCAAGATAAAGGCCTCCATCAATCCCATTGACATATAAATTACGAATGTCTATATCACCAAATTTTTTCTTTATGTACTCATAACCTTTTAGAATTCTTTGGTCAAAGACTTCCAACTCATCAACCATATCAATGTAATCTTGTTGCACGTTATATAACTCAAATTTGAATCGCATATATTCATCAACTTCTTTGCGCTGAATCTCCTTTCCAATCCACCTCAGATTTTTATGATTGATATGTTGTTGGATAAATTCATCTTGAGTTAATCGTAAACATTCAGCATCCAATTCCAAATCTTTTTTAAGATACTCCATATGATAAATTAAATCAGTTTTTTCAACTGGAATTCGTGTATCAATTTTATCAATGATTTCTTTGTCTAAAAATTCATATCGTTGAATTTCTTCTTCAAATAAAAATAGCATAGTTATTATTTTTTAGTCATCATTCGTTTTAAGTAGATAGCAAAATCAAGAGCCTCCTCATAAGCGTGTTGCATCCATTCACGTTCGGATAAATTCGCCTTATCCACCGTTGTGCCGTACTTCATTCGTCCCATTTTCTCACGTGAGATAAGGTCAGTTATTACCTCTTTGTATACATCTGATTGGCAGTTGTCGAAATCGTGTGTAATGTTCATTTGAAAAAGTTATTTGTATATTTATATTTTTCCTTTTCTAAATACTCAATAGCAAGTGAAAATTCCATTGCGCTCAATTCTTGATTTGAAAATGATTGGATTTCAATCATCTTAGTCCTTCCTTCTTGATTTTTAATTTCAATTTTTATACTCATTCTTCAATTATTTTTTTTAAGTTAGGTGTAAAATAGTTTTC